ATTCAGCAGTAAATGCTTCTGTAGGTTCACTTACAACAGGAACATGGAATAATGTTATTATATCAATTACTTCTGGAATTATTACATTAACAGTAAATTCAACATCGTCATCAAATACTTTAACAAATGGAAATCTTATTATGTATAAGTCATCACTATTCCTAGGAAACTATTATGATGATACATCAAATTCTCCATATGCTTCATCAGTACCAGTTAAGAATTTTTCAGTATTTTATAAAGATGACTCAAGATTATCTGATCTTACAAATACAGGTAATCTTAGTATAAAATTAATAAGTAATTTAAATATATCACAATATGGAGAATGGCAAACAATTCTTCCAATAAGTTCAGATATTACAATAAATGCAACAAGACTATTTCATGATGGAAATTCAAATAATATAAAAATTTATGGATCTACTGATGCTTCAACATGGATACAACAGGGAACTGTTGGAGAACAAATTCCAGGACTTGCTATTAATACAACTGGAACTTCATACTTCTTAAAAATTACAATGGAATCAATTGAAAGTTATAATGTTAGACCACAAATTGGTCGAATGGAATTAATTACATATCAGACCCTTAATTCTTTTTCACATGGAAAAGTTTTTTCAATTAAAGAATATATTGATGGAACAGTAACTCATACATATAATATAAAACCAAAGAATTTTAATTTATTATCAAGAGATAAAAATTTTGGCATACATTTTGAACCACCAACTAATAATTCAAATCAGGTTCCAGGAATGGCTGAAGTTACAGTTGGATATGATTATCAAACAATAGAATTTTGGTTTAGAGTAGATACAAATGCGGGGGCTACTAATAACTACATCTTTGATACAGATAATACAGTAAATGCATCTCTCATACATGATGCAAGTTTAGTATTAACATATACTGGTAGTGATATTTCAAAAGTTTATATAAATGGATATGAATATACAAGTGGGTCTAAGACACTTGTACTTGGAGAAATATACCATGCAATGGTTGTACTTAATACTACAAAAACTGTTAAAATTTATTTAAATGCAAAACACAATTATTCTTTTCATGCTCATACAACGATAGGCGACCTTTGCATTTATTCAGATGCCAAGAATGAAGCATTTGCAACAAAGAAATACAGACTAAAACTTGGAAGAAATTATCAGGTTATAACAGACACGCAATATATGCTTAACGCTGATTCAGCAGCAGTAGAGGCATCAAGATGGAGAATATATTCAGCAATTGCTGATTAATATTCTGTATTTTTTACTAAGAATGGTAGAATGATGGTATGAAAAATAGAAAAATGAAGGTTAGTGTAGTAGAGGAGTCACTTCGTGGTGTTTATCTATGGCAGACAGAAGATGGAGCCGTAGTTACCGATGAAAATGGCAATTACCTTTCTATTCAATCATTTAAAGGTGACGAGCAGCGTATCATGTTGCTTAAATTAGCAGCAATTGAATGTGGAGTACATGGCGGAAAGCCATTATGGATGTCTGGATATCGTCAGGTTACTGATGAAGAATATGAATACCAGAGACAAAGACTTGAATGGGGACTTATCCCAGATGAATTAGATATTGCTGCATTCCAAGAGGAACAAAAGCAGTTGGAGGTAAAGAATGCCAGGGGTCGTTAGAGCAGACGATGATCGTGATGATGATTACATTAATATTGGAACATTATCATTTAGAAAGTCAATAGATACAGATTCTGAATCTGACCCCTTTGCCATTTCTGGTGAGGACTTGTCAAAACTTACTGGATTAGGTCATAACTTCCGTCGTAAGATGAATCGTGATATTGAAAAGGCTGCAAAACAAATAAATGTTGGACCAACTTTCGCAGGTGGTGGCTCAACAAATGGTGGCATGAATCTTCCTACAACTCCAGGAGTTAATCAGGCACAGGGTAAAGATGGGGTAAAATCTAAAAAACTTGAGCCAGTAGAAGTAACTGCCTATGCATTATTCAATGTTGTTATTCCAACTTACAATATGGACTACCTTGCAAAGATTTATGAAATTAATTCAGCACATTATGCCGCTGTTCAGGCTAAGACTTCAAATGTTGTAGGTCTTGGGTATGATTTTATTGAAACTGCCGCAGTCCTTGCAAAACTTGATGAGATTCCAGATGAGCAGATTGAATCTATTCAGAGATTTCGTCGTAAAATTGCAAAGGCTAAAGAAGCCCTTAAACAGCGTGTAGGCGATTTAAATATTGAAGACACGCTTCTAGATACCTTAAAGAAGGCTTATATTGACTACGAGGTCACAGGTAACTGCTATCTTGAAGTTGGTCGTAAGGCTAATGGTGAAATTGGATACTTAGGTCATATTCCAGCCACAACGATGCGTATTCGTCGTAAGCGTGATGGATTTGTACAAATTGTAAATTATCGTACAATGTTTTTCCGCAATTTTGGAGATAAGGATACTCCAGATCAAATTGGCGATGACCCAAATCCAAATGAAGTCATTCATATAAAGAAGTACACTCCAACAAACTTTTATTATGGAATTCCAGATATTATTCCAGCAACAAATGCTATTGCTGGTGACCAGTTTGCATCAAAGTTTAATATCGATTACTTTGAAAATAAGGCTGTTCCTCGTTACATTATTACTGTAAAGGGTGCAAAACTTAATGCTGATTCAGAGCGCAAACTTCTAGAGTTTTTCCAAACTGGACTTAAGGGACAGAATCATCGTTCACTCTATATTCCTCTTCCAGCAGATGAGGGAACTTCAAAAGTAGAATTTAAGATGGAGCCAGTAGAGGCAGATGTACAGGATTCATCATTCCATACATACCGCCAGGATAATAAGATTGAAATTCTCATGGCTCATCGTGTTCCACTAACAAAGGTTTCTCTAATGGCAGGTATCTCACTTGCCAATGCTCGTGATGCTGATAAGACATTCCGTGAGCAGGTAACTCGTCCAGAGCAGGATAATTTTGAGCATAAGTTAAATAGAATTGTAAAAGAATTTACAGATATGTTCCTTATTAAGTTCAATGAACTTACTCTTACTGACGAAGATACACAGTCTAAGATTGATGAGCGTTATCTAAGAATGCAGGTAATTGTTCCTAATGATGTTAGAATTAGAAAGGGAATGGTTCCTTTAGATGGAGGAGATGTTCCAGTTAAACTAACAGGTCAACAGGCTGCAGATGCAACTGCTAATGCAACAGGAAACCGTCAAAGAAGTCAACAAAGACAGGCTAATTCACCAGATACAAGCGGTGAAGCAAGAAATCCTAAAGGAGAAGGTCGCCAACAAGCATAAAAAAATATAGTAAATATTTTGTATTTATCGTTTATGTTGGTATTATTAATTTACTATGGAATTGAAAAAGTCATATTGGGTAACAGACGGCAATGAAATGTCATTGTCAGTACCATTTGTTAAGGTAGACAAAGAGCGCAGAATCGTATCTGGTTTTGCCACTCTTGATAATGTTGATAAGCACGGTGATATCGTAGATACATCAGCAAGTATGGATGCCTTTACCCGTTTCCGTGGAAATATTCGTGAGATGCACCAGCCAATTGCAGTTGGCAAGGTAGTATCATTCAAGCAAAAAGATTTTTATGATAGCGAAACAAAGAAAAACTATAGTGGAGTATTTGTTGATGTCTATGTTTCTAAGGGCGCACAGGACACATGGGAGAAAGTCCTTGATGGAACCCTTTCAGGCTTCTCAATCGGTGGTAGCATTAATAAGACCGATACAGTTATGGCTCATGATGACCATGACGGACCAATCAGAATTATCAAGGACTACGACCTAGTAGAGTTATCCCTTGTTGATAATCCAGCAAATCAGTTTGCAAATGTATTCTCAATCCAGAAGTCAGATATTGGCTTCAAGGTTACAGGAATGGCTACAACTGTAAAGACAGTTAATGTTTTCTACTGTGACTCAGATCAAATTGCAACAACAGATGCTTCAGAATCTCTTAAGTGTGATGTATGTTCAAATGATATGAAGAGTATCGGATGGATTGAAGATTCAGTTGAAACAAAATCAACCGATATTGAGAAGACTGTAAATAACTACATTGCAAAAGATATTACTGGAGAAGGAGGTAATGATATGTCAGATGAACTAGAAGTACCAGCCGCAGATGAAGTCGAAGAAGTTGTTGAAGAGTCAACAGTAGAAGAGGCTCCAGTTGAAGAAGCAGGAGAGTCAGAACTTGAAAAGTCTGCTGACCCAGAAGATTCAGAAGTTGCAGAAGAAGCAGCAGAGGATTCTGAATTTGAAAAAATGCTAAGCGGCATTAAAACTTATATCGAAGAAACAATTTCTAAGGCAATGGATACACCAAGTGTCGAAGAAATTATCGCAGAACTTACTCGTCAGATAGGCATGGCTAAGTCAGAAATGACTGATAAGCATGGTGAAATGATGAAGGCAATGGAGACCATGAAGTCAGAGATGGGTGCTATGAGCGCAAGAATCTCTGCATGTGAGTCAGCCACTGCAGTAAAGAAGTCCAATGACCAAGCCACTGAGTCATTCGGATCACTAAAGAAATCAGATAATAATGATGGTTTCTGGAAAGGTTCCTTCCTCGGAATCAACGATCTATAATCTAATTAAAAAAAGGTAGGTGAAAAATTAAATATGAGTAACGATCTATTACAAAAAGTAATTGATACAACCAATCTCGGTTCAGATGCAACCACAACCAATACTAATGGTCACGGTCTTCTTTACCCAGATCAGGCTAACCGTTTCATCGACTACATGTGGGATGCAACAATCCTTGCAAAGGCTGCTCGTACAATCCGTATGCGCTCCAACACCACAGAAATCGATAAGGTAGCCGTTGGCGAGAGAATCATGCGTGTAGCAACAGAAAATGCACCTCAGAACTATGTTTCAGGGTACACAAACACTGGTGCAACATTCAGTAAGGTTTCTCTAACAACAACAAAACTCCGTCTAGACTGGGAACTTTCCAGCGAATCTCTAGAGGATAACCTAGAAGGATCCGACCTTGAAGATCACATTGCACGCCTAATGGCAACACAGGCTGGCAACGATGTAGAGGATGTCCTTATCAATGGTGATACCGACTCTTCAGATGGTCTTCTACAGGCATTTAACGGCTTCCGTAAGAAGGCTCTTGCTGGAGGACATGTTGTTGACGCTGCAGGTTCTACACTTTCAAGTGCAGAATTCAATAGTGCTCTCAAGGCTTTGCCTCGTAAGTACAAGCAGCGTAGAAACCAACTACGCTTCTTCGCAGGTTCAAATCTAGTACAGGATTACCTATACGACCTAACCAATGTTGCTTCATCTCCATTCGATATCGCTTCTGGCGTTATCCGTGGTAATGTTGCTGCTAATGACGGTGGTCCAGGTACAGTAACACCATTCGCATTTGGTATTCCAGTTGTGAATGTGCCTCTAATGGATGAGACCCGCAGCGGTACATACTCAGGTGCTACAGGCAACCACGGTGAGGTACACCTCACATTCCCACAGAACTTCATTGTGGGTATCAAGCGTGATGTCACAGTATACCGTGAGTTCAAGCCAAAGAAGGACACAATTGAATACACTCTATTCATCCGTGTTGGTTGTGCAATTGAAAACCTTGACGCACATGTTGTTGTCAAGAATGTTAAGGTTGCATCCTAACATTTTCACAATTAAGGGAGGGGTTTCTTCGGGAATCCCTCCCTTAATTATTTTCTGGTATAATTGGTATACACAGAAAGGAAACTAGTATGTCTTTTGACGCAATGAAAGTTGCAGATCTTAGAATCGTAGCCGAAACATTTGGAGTAGACCACGAAGAGGCTAAGACAAAAAATGAACTAGTGGCACTCCTTGCAGAAGAAGGAGTATCATATGATATGTATAACTCATTCCTTAATTCAGAAAAGGAAGAAGTAGAGGAAGAAGAACCAGTGGCACAGGTTAAGAAAGAACCAAAGAAAAAGGCAAAGGATACAGTCCTTGTCAAGATGGATAGAAAAAATCCATCATACCAGACTTTTGGGTATGTATTTTCTTGGGACCATCCTTTTGTTGCGATCCCCGAAGATGTTGCTCAGGAAATTTTTGATAACGAAGAAGGGTTCCGCATGGCAACTCCACGAGAGGTGCAGGAATTCTATTCATAGGAGAATAGATGATTGAAATTCCAACCAATACCTGGCATAAGGTTGATATCCTTGTACAGAAAAATGATGAATTGGCTGTTCCAGATGCTGCACCAATATTTAGTGTAATGAATGCAGATACAGATAGCGTAATTAGAAGTGGTACAGCCACAATAGATACTTCAGATGTTGGACACTACTATGTTCAACTTAATCCAAGTGATACATCAATTGAAAAGGCACTTAAGGTAGAATGGTCATACGCCCTTGAGGGTATTACTGTAACAGATTCAACTGTAATGCAAGTATCAAATATTTATGTCGAAATGGCAGAAATAATTGATGAGTTGGGATTAGGAGCAGAGCCTACTGATTTAAATTACTACCCTATCGGACAATTAAAAATTGCTGAAAGAATGTCAAGACTTCAAATTAATAACTATACTGGTAGAAAATTTGGTCAATATTCTGGAACTCAAACTTCATATGGAAATGGTTCAGATACTGTAATCTTTCCAGAGCGTATGACATCATTTACAAAGTTATGGCAAGATGATGAATTAATTTATGATGTTGATGCAAACTTTAATGCGTATGGGTACACCCTTGAACTAACTGAAACTGGTCAGGGTATTAGAATTACTAATGTTGAATCAGATATTATGGTTCTTCCCCCAAGCGCATATTGGAGTGGTGAAAAACTAAGATTTCCAAATAAGTCTAGATTAAAAGTAGAAGCAGTATTCGGATATAAATATGTCCCATCTGAAGTTCGTCAGGCAGCACTACTTCTCATTAGCGATAATCTACATAATGATTCTCTATGGAGACAGAAGTATATTGGAAAATTTGATACTGGACAGATGAGTGTTGAACTTCGTGACACAGCATTTACAGGAACTGGTAACCTTCTAGCAGATGACCTGCTTGACCCATTCAAGATTACTGGTATTGTGGTGATTTAATTGGTATATGGCTCTATTTATGGCGGCAGATATGGTGGAGCATCACTAGCACTACTTAATATGACTGCCGATATCTATACACAGCAACAAACTCAGGATTCTACTCATGGAACAATTAATCGTGAATGGGTATTTAATAAGAAGATTATTTGCCATATAGATATTATTACCACAACTGGTGCATCTATTTCTGACAACAATAAACAATTTGGATTTGTTTATATGGAAGAGGAAAAGATTAAGATGAAAACAAAAGATCTTCTTTCAAAGCGTTTTAGAATTACAAATATTAAAAATCGTGCTGGAGAACTTCTCTTTGTAGAGCAGGATAAAATTGATTCACCAGCAACAATTTTTGAAATTGAATCACATCACCCAAGATTAGACCCATTTGGAAATATTCTTTATTATGAGTCAAATCTAAGAAGAGTACAGGTTCAGAATGCCTAATATAACAATAACTAAAAAGAGCCTTGATGAAGTATTAAGAGAAGTAAAATTAAAGGTTGAAGGGGTCACATCAATAATAACCCCATATAATCGTGAACAAATTGCTAAGGCTGCCTTTGTTATTGTTGGAAAAGAATTTATCAGACAGATTAATAGATATGCTGCAGCAAATAAACAATCAATGCATCATATTTATGAATGGAATAAAGTAGGTTCAAATTCTGCAAGGCTTTTTACATTAAACAGAACATCTGTATCTGGTGGAAGATTGACTATTAGTACAAAGTTTTTAAATTCCAGAAGTGAAGTTCCAGTATCTCCACAATTACGCCGTCCAGGTAAAAATGGAAAATCAGTTAAGGGTGGACATGTATTTAAAAATAAAGCAGATATTATGGAAAGTGGAAAAACAGTACATATTTCAGCAAAGAATGCCAAGGCTCTAGCATTTCCAGGAAAAGATGGAAAAATAAAATTTATCCCTAGGGGATACTATGTATCAGTTAGAAATCCTGGGGGAAAGTTTGTAAAGGGTTCATTTACAAAATATTCAAAGGAATGGTTTAGAAATCCATCAAATGTTTCTGCCGCATTAATGTCATCAGGATATTTGAAAAAATTAGAGGTAGAGGTTGCAAGAAGTTTAAAGGCAAATAAAACTGGTACTCCAAATGTTTCAACTGCAATTAAAAAGGTATCAGATCAATATGCAAAGGGTATTAAGGTGCTATAATGACAAATTACGCAGATACAGCATTCGGTGCAGTAAGAGGTTTTCTTTGGGATAAGTTAAAGGAAGCAAATATTCTTTCTGCATATGAATATATTGCAGATGGTTTCACTGCCCCACTTGTACCAATTATCCCAACACAACAGGTTCCAGAATTTAACAATCTTATGGGTAATAAGCCATATATCATTTATGATTATGATATTGCTTCATATGACGAACAATGGTGGATTTGTGAAGAAAGATTAGTATTTACTATTGTTGCTTCAGATTTCCAAAAGATTATTGAGATAACTCAATTTATGATAGATTTATTCAGAAGAATGGATGAGACAGCAACAGATATAAATGCTTGGCAAGATTTGTCAACATCAAAGTTTAAGTTTTTTACATTCACTCTTTCTGGTGCTCAAAGTCCTACACCCTATGAAGAAGAGGGCGGAAGGCAAATGGGAGAGGTAACAGTTACCTATAAATACTCCCGTGAGTTAGATTCACATAACAGATTTATGTAAAATCTTTGTATTAACATTGATATCTGGTATTATTATTCTGAGGAAGTAACCATACCAGATTCATTGAAAAAGGTAGGTGAAAAATAAAAAATGGCAAATGTAAAGAATATCATCGTTGGTGCAGCAGATCTTTGGATTTCAAGGATGGGCAAGCGTCCAGCAGACTTATCACTCTCAGCAGGAACTCCAGCAGCAACAACACTTGCTTCTGACACAACAAACTGGAGAGGAATGGGCTACACAACAGAAGGTCTTGAACTATCTTACGAACCAGATTACGGCGATGTTATGGTTGACCAACTACTTGATGCTGCTCGTCTATTCAAGCAGGGTCTAAAGGTTAATCTAAAGACATCACTTGCTGAGGCAACACTTGAGAACATGCAGGTAGCATTTGGACAGGAAGATTCAGTAATTACATACTCAGGATCAGTTCAGTCAACTGTAAGTGCTCTAACTGTTTTAAGTGCAAGTTCAACTGCAACTCTAAACATCTCAGGTGGTGCTTTAGGTACTGCTCCAGTTGAGCGTTCAATTGTTGCAATTGGAAATGCCCCAGCAAAACTAGGTGGGGAAGAGTCAAGCGTTGACGCTTCTTCTATCAAGAAGAAGGAGCGTGTCTACATTGCTCGTCGTGTCGTAGCAATGGATACAGTTTCTCATGGTCTAAAGCGTGGAGATGCAACAGTATTCCCAGTAACATTCCGTTGTCTTCCAGACGACAATGATGCTTATGACGGTTCAGAATACGGCAAGATTATTGACCGTGTTTATGGCGCATAATTAAATATAACTTAATATTTGAATTAGGGCTAGGATTTATTCCTAGCCCTAATTTTATGTATTTACTTACTACTTTGGTATAATTTTTGTACTAGTGAAAATGGAGGATAAAGTGGCAACTAAGGTTTACGACACTTTTGAATTAGAATTGGAAAACGGGGAGTCCGTGCTTATTAAGCCGCTCCCAATTAAGGCTCTTCGCAGATTTATGGATGTTATTAATAATGAAAATGTAGAAGACGAAACAGATATGATGGATGTATTCATGGAAGCCTGTGTTCTTTGCCTCAAGGCTCTACATCCAAAGGTCTTCTCTGATAAGACAAAGGAAGACATTGAAGAACTTGTAACTCTTCCTACAGTCATGAAGATTTTAGAAGTTGCAGGAGGATTAAAGGCATCTGACCCAAATCTCCTGGGAGCAGCACTCGTTGGGACGAATTAGACATTGCTGCTCTGGAAGCCGAAATCTTTCTTCTAGGTAACTGGAAGAACTTTGAAGAATTAGAAGATAGTTTAAGTATGGATGAATTACTTGCTACCTTAAAATCCTTTAGAGAACAGAAAAGTCAAGATAGAAAGTTCTTTGCAGCATTGCAGGGGGTTGATCTAGATGATGATTCAGAAAGGGAAGATATTGCTACACTCAAAGACCGTCAAGCAGAGTTTGGAATTGGCATGGGTCTAGGGTATGAGCAAGAAGGTGAATAATACTTGTCAAATATTGAATTAAATGTAGTAGCACTAGGCGATTTTGGACAATTAAAAACCCAACTCGCTGCTCTTGATGCACAAATTAAATCTACAAATGCTGGCTTATTAGCCATGAATAAATCTCTAAGTGCTAAAGAAATTACAGCACTTGGAAATGCATTCCATAATTCAATGATGGCATCTGGTCAATTTACCTCAAAAATGGTATCTCTTTCTACTGCTGCAGAGCATTTAGGTCAAAGAGTAGCCAAGGGGAAAACAAACTGGCAAGATTATAGAAATGCATTAAAAAGTGTTTCCAAGGAAACAAGTCTTTATAATCAATTGGGTCAGCGTCAAGTTGCTATGCAACAGGCAATTATTCAAAATCTTGGCAATGGAATGGCTAGAGTTTACGCTCAGCATAAAGTTGATTTATCAGATTCTGCAACAAGAACTAAAGTTTTTACAGAGGCACTTGTTGCACAAAATGCAACATTAAAACAGGGTGCTACTCAAGTTATTAACTGGGGTAAAAATATGCAGTGGTCAGGTCGTCAGTTGACCGCTGGCTTGACTATGCCAATTACAATGGCTTCAGCGGCAATTGCAAAACTTTATTATGATGTTGATAAAAATCTTACTAATATGGCTAAAGTATATGGTGTTGGAGTAAAACAAGCATCAGATGCTCAAATTTCCACAATTCGTGGACAGGTCATGGGACTTGCAAAAGACCTTGGTAAGCAGTTAGGTATTTCTGCATCAGAAGTAACAGATACGGCAGCACAGTTAGCAGCGGCAGGTCTAGAAGGAAAGCAACTACTTGAATCAACTGCACAAGCATCAAGAATGGTTGTGCTTGGAGAAACTGATAAGCAGGAGGCAATTAAGGCTACAATTGCATTACAGACTGCATATAAACTTAATACAGATGGTCTTACTGAAGCAGTAAACTTCTTCAATGCTGCCCAGGCTGCAACATCAACTAGCATGGCTGACCTTATTGAAGCAGTTCCAAGAGTTGGTCCAGTTATTCGTGGGCTTGGTGGTTCATATAAAGACATGGTTGCAATTATGACTGCACTAAAAGAAGGTGGAGTTCCTGCTGGTGAAGCGGCTAACGCAATTAAAACTTCTATGGGTAGATTGATTAATCCTACAGAAAAAACATCAGCAACATTAAAGCAGTTTGGAATTGATATTAAATCAATTGTTACTGATAATGCTGGAAATCTAGTAGGAATGCTTACAACGCTTCAGCAAGAATTAGATAAATTACCATCACTCAAGCGTCAACAAGCAATCGCAGAACTTTTTGGTAAGTTCCAGTTTGCTCGTATGGCTGCACTTATGGATAACTTTAATAAAACAGGAACTCAGTCTGCTAAAGTTATTGAAATGATGGGGCTATCTGCAGCAGACCTTGCTGGAATTGCAGATGCGCAGACAAAGAAGATTCAACAATCAGCATCAGGTAGATTTAAAATTGCAATGGAAACATTTAAAAATACTTTACTTCCAATTGGTGAGTCTGCTCTTAATATTTTTACAGATCTTATTCAAACAATAACACACTTCGCAGACACCCTCGCAAATCTTCCAGGTCCAGTTAAATCATTCTTAAAGGTATTTGGCGGGATAACATTACTTGCTGGTCCAGTAGTTATGATTACAGGTTTGATGGGTAACCTCCTTGGCACATTTATGAAGATTGGTGCTAATATGACATCTCTTTTCATGGGAATTATTACAAAAGGTGTTAATCCGCTTAAAGTATTAAAAGAATCATTTAGATTGCAAACAGAAGAAGAAGTCGCTGCTGCAAATGCTGAAGAGATTTTTGGCGAGCAGATGAATCGTACTATTGGACCAATTGAAGCAGTAACAATGGCTATTAGAGAACAAATTTCAGCACTAGAGGCTCTTGCAGTAGCAGCAGCATCAAATCCAGTACTTGCAAGCAATATGGCTAGCAACTTAGGAAGTACAAAAATTGGACTAATGCATGAGGGTACAAAAGCATTTAAAGGAATAGTTAGATCTCACTATGTTCCATCTGCTCAAATTAAATCAAATGCAGATTTACAATTATTTGGACCTAATGCTGGTACATCTAAGGGTTCTAGAACTACTCTGCAGACAAATATTAGCAATGTAGGTGTTGCTGGACTACAAAGATATCGTACAGAAATTAACAGTGCTGTTGGCGATAAAATGACTGTAGTTTTTTCTGGATATGAAAAGGAAGCACAGACACAAAGACAAATAGTGGCAATTGAAACTCAAAGGCTTCTAGCAGCAAGCGGCACACATGTTACCCTTGAAGAAGTACATGCAGCACTAGAGAATCAATATAAAACAGAGCAACAAATGATTGCAGTTGAATCTCAAAAGAAGGCTGCAAGAATTGCAATGGCAAATACAGAGTCCGATCTAGGAAAAACAATAAAGGAAAGACAAACCCTTGCAGAAATAGAATTAAAGGCTGCATCAAAAATTACTAACATACATGATAGAATTGCCAGAGAAGTTGAAATTACTGATAGACTTCAAAAAGAAATAAATCTTATTCTTTCAAGTGATGCTGAGTATTTGTCACTAAAAAGTAATTTAGAAAAAGAACTAACCGCAGCACTTGCGACAAGCGTAACGCTTGAAGAAAAACAGGCTGCAACTAGAGAAGTACTTGCAAAGTGGGCTGAAGATGAAATTCCAGAATTACAAAATCTAAAAAAAGCCACTGGTGCAGGAGCAGAGGCAATTGGAAGATTACAGCAAATTATGATTATTGCTTCAGATGTTGCTTCAGGATTACCAATTGCAATAGAAGATTTAGTTACTGCAGTTGAAGAAACCGCAGCAAAAGTTAAATCTGGAACTTTTGCATCATTAAGTTCATCACAGCAAGCATTAATGAATAGTATGATTCGTTCACAATTGTCTGGAGTTTTACCAGTTCAGCAATATCAAAATCTATATAAGGCTTTAGCAACTGTAACAGAAGAAGAAATAAATGCCACTCAAAAAATTGTTACAATGAAGAATGCTGAAGGAAATACAATTGTTCAATTAATTAATGCAGAAGATATGTTAATTGGAGAAATATCTATTGAAACAGCAGAATATAGAGCACATCATCCAGGACAAGAGACACTCGCAAACAGATATCCCGAAGGCAAAATTAATATGTTTGGAAGACCAGTATCTCAAGCAGGGGTTATGGGAATTGGAATGGGTGCTTCTATGGCTGGTGGATTTATGATGGCTTCAGAAAACAGAGGAGTGGCAACAGCGGGACAATCTTTAATGGCAGGTGGTATGGCAGCATCGATATTGCCAATGATGCTAGGAGCAGGTAGCGCACTACTTGGTCCACTTGTGGCAGTTGCAGCCGCAGCACCTCTTGTAGTTGCTGGATTTAAGCATATTCAAAAGGAAGCACAAATTGCAGCCGCTGGACTAAGATCTTCAATGGGTGTAACTAAGTCAGAACTTGAAGCACTTGGAGTAACAATTCCAGACATTACTGCTTCTATTCCAGATTTTAATGCAAAGACAGATGAAGCAACAACTGCTGTAGAAAGATTTAAAAAGGCTATTGATGAGGCTGCAGATACATCAGAAATGAAAGCCTTTGTTGATAAACTTAAAGAAGCAGGAACAGACCAAAAGAAAATTGATGACCTTGTTAGGCAAAAGGCAACTGCTATGGCTCTTGCAGGGGTTAAGAAAGAAGATGTCCAGGCAGCAATAACAGCCTATCTAGAAAAGGCTGGTGTTACAAGAACCAATTTTGATGTTGGAAGCCTATATGGAACAAATGGTAAAGTTAATCCATCTGCTGGAACACAAGCAGTAACAGGTGCATTAGAAGTTACTGGATTAAATGCTGGAGATAAATATGTAAAACCAGCAGTATCAAGCAGTGGAGACTTAAGTCATCAGGTTCAAAATACAGCAGATGCAATGACAGCATCATTCCAAAGTTTGGTATCTACAAATACTGATTTACAAACATTCCTCGACACCGTTCAGCAACTTAGTAATGAAGATTTTTCAAATACTACAGTTGGCGGAGAAACATTAAATAGAACACTTCAAAATATTGTAAAAGACAAGCCGCAACTTGCTAGTCTTTTAGATCAATTAAAGGATAAAACTCCAGCAGAAAAATTATTATATCTAAGAGCAGCAGTTGAAGGACTCGGAGGTTCCTTAGAGAATCTTCCTAAAATGACAACTGTTGAAGTACAAGTACTTCTTAATCAAAAATCAATAAGTTCTGGAATTGGTACAGCGACATCATCGGCAACATCTGCACTAGCAAAAAGACTAGAGAAAAAAACAACTAGTTCTTCTACTGGTGGTGGCGGTGGAGGTGGAAACTCTATTGAAGATAAAAAGATTAAGGCTCTTCAAAAACAGATTGATCTTATTAAGAAGCAGGAAGATGAGAGAAAGAAGGCTCTTGAACTTCAGAAGAAAGAACTTGATTTTGAAAAATCAAAACTTGCCCTTCAAAATGACTTAAGAGACGCACTTGCTTCTGGAAATCTTCTTAAGGCTGCAGAATTAAGACAGCAAATATCTCAACAAGAGGCTCAAAGAAATGCTGAAGTTTCTGGTACAGCAAAGGAAGATGCTGCCCAGGCAAAAATTGATGCTCTACAAAAACAAATTGATGCTTTGCAAGCAAAGAAGTCATCAGGCGGTGGCGGAGGGTCTAGCAGTTCAGACTCTAAGGGTTCAACAATAACTGAAGACAAGTTAACAAAGGCTATTCAGGATAAGAATAAAGCCGTTCTAGATTCAATTACTATAAATAAAGAACAAGTACAATCATATGATGCTTTTATGAAAAATCCAGCAATTTCTGGAAAAAAGGGATATGTTCAATGGCTTAAAGACCAAGGATATAATACAAAAGATATAAAAGGCATCACTCAAGACCTCTGGAATACTATGAAAACAATGCCTTCAGAAGAAATGGCAACAAAAACAGAGGCTTATAAGACACAGGTAGATGCACTAAGAAAATCTTTAGCAGCAGGAAAAATTGATCCATCTCAGTATAGGGACTCGCTTGCAGCATTAAAGTCAACCCTTACAGCAGAAATTAATCAATGGAAACTTACAGCAAACTTGAAAATAAGTCCAACAATGGATTCAAAACATAATACAGTTTTATTAAAGACTGGTGATGGAAAAGTTAAACTAATGCTTGCAGCAGATAAACTTGGTTTTGCAACAGGAGGATTTGTATCTGGACCAGGAACAACATCATCAGATTCTATTCCAGCAATGCTTTCAAATGGAGAGTATGTTCTTAATGCAGCAGCAGTTGCAAAATATGGTGTTCCTATGATAGAATCTATTAATAAAATGGCGTTTGCAGGTGGTGGATATGTTGTTCCTTCTGCAGCAAAAATGGCAGAAGGCGGAATGGTTTCTACAAATAATAGTAGCATTAATGCTGTGTTTAATATTTCTGGAGCAGACGCACAAGAAGTAGCAGATCAAGCAATCAAGAAACTTGAACTTATGATGAAGAAGAATGGGGCTATGGTGAGAATATAATGGCAATGAATATGTGGAGACCAGCACTCATCAAATTAACAGTAGGTGGAGTAGATTATTATTTGTCTGACCATAATCGTGGTCCCGTTCAAGAATCAAATGAAAGATTTGAAACATCTAAAAGAATGGCAAATGCATTGATGAGAAAATATGTTGTTGCTAGTAAAAAATCATTTTCAATAAGTTGGACAATGCTTCCAAGTCTTTCAGCGCATACAGTAGACGGATATCTTGGAGCAATGGCATTGAGAGATTTTTATAATAATAATTATGGAAAGTCAATGACACTAAGTTTATATGCAGGAACAACAAGTGTAGTTACTCAGGCTAAAGGAACAAATCCGTCACCTACCGCAACCTATACAGTTTTTATTAAGGATTTTAATTCAACAGTTAACAAGCGTTTAGGCGGGGTTGACTTTTGGGATGCATCAATAGATTTTGAGGAAGCATAATGCTTGGAAATACTGCAGCACAAGATCTGATTAAACAAGGATTATCAGTAGGAGTATCATCTACAGCCACACTTGAATGGAACCATAATAATTATAATCGTCCTAGAATTTGTGGCTCTACTGTAAATTCTGTAAATGCTGGTGCAGCACAAAATTCAACTACATTACTAGGAACAAATAAAAATTTAGTTGTTCTTACGGCAGACGGTACATGGTCACAAAGAGCATCAATTAGAAATGACTCTTTAAATTATGGTTCAACAAGATCATTGAGTTCAACTACTAGTGGAATTGCACTTTCATCATCATTTACATCTTTATTTCATTTTCCAGCAGTATATAATCAATCTTATAAACTTTCATTTTTTATAAAAGCAGCAGACAATACTTCAGATGGGATTATGCTTAAATTTATTGAAGTTAATTCATCTGGGTTTGAAGTTGGTGGAGTGACTAGAACATTTAGCATGAATTCAATTCAATGGCAATTAAGAAAGTTAAATTACAGACCAATTAGTACAGCAACCACTCAAGTGTATGTGAGTATTTGTAGGCAATCAGATGAATCTAATAAGGCATATGCAACATCTCCTGCATTAATATCAGATATTACTATCTGTGAGGTTACTAGATATGAATATGGTATTTCAAAAATTTATGATATTGAAGACACATTTGGACCATTTAGACCAGGAGAAGAAGTTGCAGAAAGAAATTTAGATAGAACACTATCTAGTGTTATATATAAAGTTCCAACAAAACAAGAAATCAATGGAACATTTACATCAATTTCTTTAGATGAAAAAGTTGCTGCCACAAACCCACTTGCACCTGTATATCTTGCAGGACTTAATTCTCTTTCATATTATGCCGCTTCAATGACTGCTAAAGATGTTCCAGTTGGTGTATTTGCATATTACGATAAAACATTAACTACAAATAAAATTGTAATTAAAATGCTTAATAGTGGTCTTGGAACAGTTATGCCAGAATATCAAAACACTATTCAAGACTACTGCCTTTGGACATATAAAGCGTCAACTGATACATGGACAAATCATGGAAAAGTTGGAACTATGAATAAGAATGGATCTCTTCTTCTCTTTTGGAATGGAACTGGTTGGGACGGAACAGCAAGAACAGCATCAATTAATGAAACTGATTATTCATTAACAGGAACTACAACCATTGACGGTATTGCATTTACTGTCAATAGAATTGGATATGGAACTAAAGTTCTGGGAACTGATGCACAAATGAATGTATATCCAGATAATAGAGATTTTGATCCAACAGTAAGATTTCTTGAAATATCCCCACGACTTATTGTTGATGTAAGTTCATATATTACTGAATATTCTGTTGACAAAGAAACAGATAGCGGAAATCTTCCTACCGCAGTTGGACTTGCCACAGC